ACTTTTTTTTGTTCTTTTTGATTACCACCTCTATCGTCTCCTCCATGAGATCCTCCTCCACCAGATGTTCCTTTCTTACTGGACATTATGTTTCTTCTCCTTCATAGAAGAATCCTCCACCACCAGCTTTAGAGAAAAGAGATCGAGTACCAACCATTCCTTGTTGTTTACGCCATTTTTTCTCTTTGTCTTGTTCCGATTTTCTTTTCTTTTCAGCTTCTTCCTCCAGTCGTCTTTCTTCCATTTGTTTCTCTAATTCTAAATCACGAGGAGGAGCTGGTATCTTTGGCTTAAATATTCCCATAACTATAACTTTATCTCATTAAATCCCTTTCTTTTCAACGCACAAAATAATTGATGAGGTGAAAAGATTAAAAAATGGTTTAATCCCAATAATCGCTGAACATAAGAGGTACAGCTATGCTCCTTCAGCCAAGCTCCAAAGAGGTTTGGCAAGGGTGATTTTTCCGTTTCCTTGACTGGAACCTTGACTATTTTTCCATTAGTATTCTTAATGAATAGGAATAATGATTCAATATCCTTTTTTGTCAGCAGTTCCACCATAAGTTTTCCATAAACATATTCTTGCAACATCCAAGTATCCATTTCATTGAAGTATCCTATTACTCCACAATGCTTGAAGTTCTTCTTGAAGAATCGCAAAGACCAGTGATGATCTTTCGCTTCATAAAAATATACTAACCATTCCTTCTGAGGAAATCCCATGTGCTTTTAATTTTCTTTGGTTTAAATACTTCCCAGCCCTTTTTTGCAACATAAGGTTTTTTATTTGATTTGCCAGCAATCAGACTTTTTCCTTCACCAGCTCCCATCATTAAATATTGCAGTGCATCGTGAACATGAGAATATCTGTTCTTGTATGGTCGGTCATCATAACGATCACCCGTCACTTGTATCCTTCTGTAATGGTATCCACCATTGAAACCTTTTTTGAGATTGATGCAGCTCTTGTCAACAAGGAATCCCACTTCCCCGTCTATCAGTCTGTTGACTGCAGTTTCAACTGATTCAATTCTCAAGGAGACATCGTTGCTAGGAGCTGGTTTGGCAACTATGCCATTTTGTCGCATCACCTGAAAAGGTGTGCGTTCATCCGTTTGCGCACGGAAATCACCAGAAGGATCACCCCATATGTCCATCTCCAATCCCTTAAACTTCTTCGCTATTTCAGCCCTTAACAGTTCACTGAATCTTGTAATCCCCATATCAAAGCAAACAAGTTCGTGAACAATAAGCCACTTACCCATAGGAAGTCTTTGTCCGAATACTGCTGCTGGCGTTAGACCAAAGTCAATGCCAACAAAGACGGGTACTTCGGCTATTGGTATGGTTTCCCGTGAAATATGAAGTTCTTCCTTGAAACCAGCGTATACTGGTTTTCCCTCTTCCAATGAACCTAGCTTGTTCATTACATAAACATCAATCCAGCTTTTTGTTTTTCCTTTTATAATATTATTGTAATAGTTTTCCGTCAGGTTGTTCTTGTTTTCTGCTAGGGAATTGGATTCATATCCCTCTAATTTCTTGTTGTTCACTTTTTCAATCATTCCTGATGGTTGGGTAAAGAAACTCCAGTTGTCAGGCTTCACCAACATCAGTGCTTCATCTCGTGAGATGTGATCTGGAACGGGAACATCACCAGCCATTACAGCCCACCAATGATCTTCTTCAGGAGCATTGGTATCGCAGATTACTCCGTACCAAGTAGCTCCCCCATCTCTCATACTCGGAAATCTTCCTACCCTCATAGTACAAGCATCAATAATGCTTTTCGGCAATTCCCTTGCCTCATTGATCCATACTCCCGTCAATTCCAATGACAGAAGTTTCTTGACATCTTCTGGTCTGTCCAGAGCAAGAAAGATGACTTCCAAGTCTATCTCCCCTTTTCTTATCCTATGCGTATAGGGAACGCTCCAAGCGAAATGACCAAAGTCATTCTCTGGAAACCAATCCAGCCAAGTCTTGATTGTCGTAGTTCTTAACTGTGGATTCGTATTTCGTATGACAGCCCATCTTGATTTTCGAAATCCGTCTTTCGCCTTTCCTTGAGCCAAAGCTCTCCTGAATATTTCCACGCAACACGCAACGGATTTACCTGATCCGACTGGGCCTCTCAGTCCTCGAAAGAAGTCATCAGACTTCATAAATTCCTTGAGGACATCTCCGTTGGGTTTATAGACAAAATCCGTCATGATCCACAAGTGCTTAAGAATATTAGCACTAACAAGATGATAACGGTTGTCTTAAATATCATTTGATCTGATCTATGTATTTCTTAATCATATCTTCAGCCACCTTCGGCCCAAGAGCTTCAATTAACTTATCAGCCTCTTTATCAGTTATAAATTCTTTTGGGTAATTTTTAAAATGAATTGTCTTGACAACTTTACGAAGTCTTTGTCTGTCTTGAAAAGTTATGTCGAAATGGGCGTTTGGGGAATTGGGCTTTCTTGTGTCCAGTTCTCCAGCCACCGTTCCGTATTTTTCTTTTAGGAGCTTCTCTTGTTCTGGTGTCAGGCTGTATAGTTTTTTCTTCTCTTGCTTCGATAATGGTAGGTCTTTTAATGTCATTCAGGTATATCCTATACAGTTCCCAATCCATTACCACCATAGGCGATTTATTGTTTCTTTTCAAGATTAAGAGGTCGGCTTTTCCTTTCCAGTCCTCAAGCTGCTTGAATCCTTCTCCGTTTTTCCTTGCTTTAACTTCTGCATTTGTTCCTTCGTGAAGGTCGTCAATAAAGACATCGTGAGGAAATGCAGAGATGGCTCCTGACATTGGCTGTCGTCTTGCCTTGTATCCTTCTTTCTTGTAGAGTTTGACAATTTCGTTCTCTACCCTAGTACCCTTTATTTTTGCTTTGCTTGACAACTTTCTTTCCCGTTTTCTTTGCTTCGGCTTTAGCCTTCTTCATTCCTGATTTTGTGTAGGAAAATTTTTTACTACCGACTTTAGGCATTGATTACCCCTTTCAATTTAAGATTCTCATGTCGCATAACCTTCTCCTTATCAATATGCCTCTCAAGGCTCTCCATAAGAATTTTATTGCTCTCCTTGAGCTTCTTATTTTCTTCTTCTTGTTCCTTGAGTTTTTGTGATAAGTCTGCTGCGTTCATGTTAATCCTTTCTATGTTATACTGTGAAAAGAATAACAATAGAAGTAATTAATTAACTTCGCAACGCACAGATTTGAGATAAATTACTTAGTCTTACCAGAGCCAGTAAAGAGATTGGAAACTTTAGAGTGTATAGCTGTTACAGCTTTATTCAGATATGATTTTTTCGTCTTTTCATATCCCTTCTTAATTGATTTTGCTATTCGTCTGCTATTCCAACCAGAAACTCCAATCTTAACATTTCTAGCTTTCAGTATATCAAATGTTTTTACAGATCGTGTCGCTAATTTATAAGACTGATCCCAATGCTTTAATAAAACTTTTCTTTTTATCTTTTGCTTATTGCTAGCTGTAAGAGCCAATTTACTTAAATGTTTGGCTTTCTCTACTGTTGGTTTCTGTCCAGTTCTCATAATTCTTTGCCTAGTACTAGGAGCTTACCGATCTTAACCAGATCATAGCTACTATAGTCAAATATTAACCTTACACCAAAATCCTCTTTATTCAACGCACATTTATGAGGTGCTTTTTTTAACCTCTATTATGTGTGTAGGAGGAAAGACATGAATAGAGTGGTGTTTTTAAACCCCCCCTATGGGGTGGTTGAAAAACTCTTTGTTGGAAAATCCCCTAGCATGTAGGGGGATTTACTCTCTTCGTGCTAGACCTTTATGTTAGGTCTATATTGACAGACAGATTCGCATCTACGGAGTGTTGCACTCTGTCTGGAGCACGTAGTCCAACCCGGTCTAGAATGTCTTTACTAGCCTCTAGTTGAACATACTCGCTTCTTGCCTCTCTTGATAGCTCTATCATCTTACGGGAGGCGTGAACTGCACCTAATCCAATGGTATTAGCTATCTGTTTCATCATATAGTTCTGTACCTTTGGGATTCGTAGTGTTCTACTAGCTGTTACCCTACCCCCATCTCCTCTTGAATATCCAGCACTTTTTGCTGCTTCTGTTATGGTGCATCCGGTAGCTACGATAGTATCAACAAGTTTGCGTTGCTTATCTGTTAGATCACTAGCACTAGTGGAAATCTCCTTATTCATCACGGTGGGTGATAGTAATCCCTCATTTTTCCTTGTCAAGAGAAATCGTCAAGTCATTATGTCACATCACTGTATCTTGTGGTAGGGATCGACCCCACCACAAGATAGTGGCTTGACCCGCCCTCCGTTCGCGCCACAGTTGCTCCCCTCTCTCGTGATCCCTAATTGTATCATATGCATAAAGGACTTAACCTTCCTTAAAACTTCATATTGTTTGTGGCAGAGCCACATTTAATTGGAAGTTTCTGGTTCAGGAAGGTTGCAAGTTTTCCACCCTTTTTGGATAGGATTCCTGAAGTGGAAAATCCTTTACACATATGAGACAAAGGGATCATAACGAGAGAGTATAAGACTGTCTTGATAATTAATATAAGGAGTTATTATGTTAATTGAAATAAAGAATAGAATATGGTGGATTTGCGACTGTATTCTAGAATTAAGATTAATACCTTATCAGGAATGGCGATTTGAAGAAGCTATGAGTGATATTGGAAAACATTATAGAAATAAAAGATAAGAGTTTAGGATTCTATTTTGAATCTTAATTATGCCTTATTTGGTATGTAATAAGGTAAATGTAATAATCTAGACAACAAAGGAGTTTTGATATGTCAGATAACATTAATTACACATATGTTCCAGAAGAACTAAAAGTGTATATGCAGACTATGGTTGATGAGCATTTTAGAAATACTTATTCAGCCTTACAACTTCAGTTTGATAAATGGTTGAAAGCTGAAGAAACTAATGAATGGCTTGAATATAATGCTAAAGTTAGCGTTAATAAACTAGCCAATTCAGATTATAGAACGATTAAAGCATTAGAAGTTAAGTTGAATAATGTTGTTAATCAGTTTGAAAAACAATCAGATGAGCTTGGACATAGTGTTCATTCAGCTCATAAGATGGAAATTCCTCAAGCTAAATATGAGCAGTTATTGAGATTAAAGAACAATTACGAAGTATCTTTAAATCTTGTTAAAAGCTCATTTAAAGCAATTTCTAAATACTATAAGGAAATGTTTGAAGAAGATTTCATTCCTACTTCGGTTCAGCAAACTAGAAAAGCAGTATCTAGTCAAATGAATCAAGTTAAGAGTTTTAATAGAAATCAATTTAGTTTGTTTTCATTAAAAGCATAATTACTTCTAGCTCTAGGGGATTCATTCCCCTAGAGTTTATTTTTTTTAAAAAATGCAAGATAATACCGAACGGAAGGAGACATAATGAATCATTTATGTGCGACACTATTACTATTCTGTTCATCATTTAATATGTACTTTGATGACGAGAGAAATGATTTTGTTCAAGAGATTGGTGTATGTGCAGTGGAGTATAACGCTTACTATACCGAACCTGAAAAACGATTGCCAATACGATTGGTAGTTGCTGTTGCAGCTCACGAGAGTGGCTGGGGAACGAGTAGGTTTGCACTAGAGGGAAATAATTACTTTGGAATAAAAACTAGGAGCGAAGATCCCGACGAATACATGATACCGAAAGAGAACGATAAAGTTCGATTAGCGAAGTACAAGACCACTTGTGATTCAGTCTATGGCTTTATGGACTTGCTATCAAAGAGCAAAAAATACAAGGGATTCAGGGAAAAATTGATGAGACAATGGTTTTTAGATGAAGTTAATTATGATATGTTAATCAAAACATTAAACAAATATTCGAAAGATAAACTATGGAAGGTTAAGGTTATGAAAATCATAGAACAACTGGAAGTTAAATGAAAAAGAAGGAATGGAATAATGTTATTAATTTTATAGCTTTAAAGGAGAAAAGAAATGAAATTAAAAACAAGAATAAGAAGGTTAAGAAAACGACTAGGAAGAAAGGCGTTAAGAGAACCGAAAACTAAATCACAGATGCGAGATCGGATTAATTATGACCGAGTAACTACAATATGGAGGAGAAGATATGAGTGAAGTATTAGAAAAAATGTCCGAATATTATAATAATGAAGTTCGGAATAAACATAAAAACAATTATATTACTATTGGAATGAACAGAGAGGTTTATAACAAAGTAAGAGAAATGGCTAAAAAATACAATTTACCCTTATCAAAAGTGGTAAAGGCAGCTGTAATGAATTTATATAACGAATGTAAAATTGGAGGTAAGAATGGTAATAGCTAAAACAATGAAAGGTACTGGTTGGATTGCTTCTGCAATTTTTAGAAGTGCAATATACAAGTACGCAAAAAACAGAGGTGTCTGGTATTATAGGATTTTACTATCACAGCAATTTTCTGATGTGATTACAAATGTTTATGATATGAACAGACTGGAAAGGAAACTCAATCCTGATCCATTTTCTTCAGTTCAAAAGAAAGTATTTTCTGTTGATGACAGAGGAAATATCTATGACGATAGGACTGGTGAAGTATTCGGTAATACGAATGATAAAGTCAATAACAAGTTTGATATGGACAATGAGGAAGATGCAAGAATGGAGGAGGAGGAGGTTAAACCAAAAAGAGGCAGACCTAAAAAGTCATAATGTTGCCACTATTCCCTGACATTATTGTCATTGTATTAACGGGAATTATAATACTAATATTTT